GGTATATAATAAGTATGGGATTCAAATAGGTTGTTGGAGTGTTGTCCAACCTGAATGGTGTTATCAAGACACATATCTTGCAATGAGACAGCCCACCCATTGGATGCCATTACCGGAGCCACCAAAATGACTGACATTGTTGAACGGTTGCGTAAACGTGCAATTACTTGGCTATCTTTTGGTTGGGGGAACAATGACATTTATGATGAAGCCGCCAACGAAATTGAGCGATTGCGGGAAGCATTAAAACTTGAACGGCAATTGCGGGATGATGCTTTACGTGCATTTAATGAAGCCCGTGCCGCACTGAAGGAGAGGGAATGATGGATATTGTAGAACGGTTGCGAAGTGCATCTATTTATAACCCGCATGAGGCGGAAAACCTGTGCGAAAAAGCTGCGGATGAAATTGAGCGGTTGCGGGAAGAATTAAAATGGAAAAATGATCACGTTGAGCGATTAGCAAAGGCAATGCACAAAATGGTTAAATCGGTGTTGTGATGGACATTATAGAACGGTTGCGGTGGCGGATACATACGAGCCATGATGTGAATGCGCTTACAAATGAAGCCGCTAACGAGATTGAACGGTTGCGGGAAGCGTTGAAGACCTTTGCCGACAATGTAAGGGAAACAAATGCGGAGATTGATAAAAACTGGGCTAAGACAATCTACCCATTAAAAGCAGAAAACCAACGGTTGCGAGAAGCGTTAAAAGAAATATTGGCGCACGAAACAGATTACGAGCCTTACGATTGTATTGAAATTGCCCGTGCCGCACTGAAGGAGGGTGAGTGATCATTATTGTATGGCTAACAATTCTCTTGTCATCAAACTGAATGAAGTTCTAAATACCATACGCAAACTGATTATCCTTGGAGTGTAAAATGCCGTTTACTGCCGACACCCTTTCAGTTGAGTTTTTGTATGGGATGTTCCCATCCGTTTCGTTCACGACTTACACAATTGATACAGGAGCTAAAGAAATGTCTTGGAATTACCGCGTTGTTTACGACCCAATCGTATCTGCATTGGATGACATTGGTGAATATGCTATCCGTGAAGTGTTTTATAATGATGATGGCGAGATTGCGTTCTGGAGTGGCGAGGCTGCCGTTCCTAATGCTGATTCGTATGAAGAGCTTCAGGCTGAGTTAGTTTTGTTTCAGGCGGCGTTTGAGTTGCCCTGCCTTATGTCTGTGATCGACGAAGACACTCACGAGGAAACCCTTGTTGAGTGGGTTGAAGACACTGACGAAGACGTTGACATCGCTGATAACGACGAATAATAGAGGCGACCCCCAGTATGTTCCTGCATTGCACACTGCTGGGGGACGACCCCACTTGCGGTACATCCGTAAGCACCCCTTTGGTTTAGGCCAAAGGGGAACCAATTATAGCAGTGTAGAGCAGTTTGGTAGCTTGTTTGGCTCATACCCAAAAGGTCACAGGTTCAAATCCTGTCGCTGCAACCATAGGTTGGCCTTGTCTGGTTTGTGTTCTGGCTTGGTCGTGCGGCTGATTGTCCGTTTGCTACAAACACAATGCTTCCACACTGTACGGGGGTGTGGATTAAGACAAAGGTGGTAGCCTGATGGTCCATCCTTAGCCCGTACCATTTTTACATAATGTACTGCCCACGGAACACTGGGCGACCGCGAATCATCTCGCACAGTTCTGGCGGCATTAGATTGCCATCCTCATCAAAGCTAATGACAACAAAGCCCATCTGAGACCGGCTAGGCGAGCCTTCAGCGTACTGGAACTGTGGACCAAAAGGATCGGCTAACGTGCCAGTCTCAATGCCCCACCGCGAGCCGTTTCTGTCGCGCATAGCCGTCATCTGGAGCTGGTGCGTATGTCCTGTAACCATGCTAATCCCTCCGTGGAGAGCGTTGTTCCAACCTGCATGGATACCGCCACGGAAACGGTGTCTGATTTCAACGGTGTTGTTGAGTTCGAATGCCCATGCAATTTCCCAGTCGGTGAAATGCTCTTGGAGGGACAGGATATATCCGTCGAGTTCATTGGCGTTGGAGGCAACGTAGTTATCGATTCGGACATCGTGGTTCCCCATTGTCCAGAGACGGTGTTTGGTCTTGGGCAACATTTTAAGCCATTTCTTGGCAGTCTCAATTTCCTTTTCGATTTTTGGCGCTTTGCTGCCGCGTATTGACGGGTGGCGTGAAATCCTAGCGCCATCGATAACGTCTCCATTCAGAATGATACCATCTGGTTTGAGAGACTTGCATACTTTTACGAAGGCTTTGTAAATCAGGGGCGGATCGCCATCCCAAATGTGAAGATCGGAACCAATTACCCACCGCGTATTGGGAACATCTTTCATAATAATGCGGGGATATGTCCAACGACCATTGATGTTTTGCTCAGGTGATCCACTGGGAAATTGTTCTTTTGCACGGTTTAATCTGTATTCAAATGTTTGGCGTGGGATATTTAGAGAACGAGCAGCGGCGGATATATTATTGTTGTTGCTTTCAAAAACGCGCAGTGTTTCAAGCAGGAGTTCAAAGCTGATTGGAGGAGTAGGCATTATGTGTTCTCCGGTTTCATTCTTCGCAAACTACGTTCGCTATGTGTCGCTTTTATATCTTTCTGTGAATATAGTCCAATAGTGATAGCTAAAGTGGTTAATCTGTAGGGGGTTAAGTGATTCGCACCGGCAATTTCCGTTACGTTCCTTGGGAGAAAATAGACGAATACCACCTTAAAGGTTGGATGATTGTTCAATGGATAGGTGTTCATTCCGTCTTGATGTGGACATGCGACTGTCAGAATTGACACAAAACGTGAACACTGTATTATAAAAAAAGATGCCCCGGCGAGACTTGCTCAAACCGGGGCTATCTGAACCGAATGTTCTTCGCAGGAGCAGGTTCAGACGAGAAATGTTATAACATTACATTTCTAGGCTGTCCATCTTCCGCAACGCATTCCGATCCCGACACTACCCAGCATTATGCTGATTGAGTAGAAACGGTGGAGAGTGGTTCACAGTCTTTGGCCGTTCTTCTGGAATGAATGGTGGTTATTGGTCCGAAAAAACCAAATTGACGTCGCTGCTCCTTGCCCCACTCTTACGCGGTGGGATCGTTCCAGCGGCCCCGCATCCGTGCAGGAGAGGGGATAACTACACACTTAGGAACCCCACTGATAGCTGTAGCCAGCTAGGGGGCGGTATTGGCCCACCGATTTAAATAGGGCATGTGTAGGTAAACGGCGTCTTGATAAGCACTCCTCCACGGGAGCCCCTTGCGGCCTATTAAGGCTAAGACTTATAAGGGGAAGGGGGATAGCGGAAGGGAAAAATGTATCTAAATTTAAGTTAGGTAAAAAAACCTATAATATTGGCTTAAAGGAATAAAATCATGGATGCGATTATACAACAACATAAACTAGCTTTAGGCACATTATTGATCGCCATTGATGACGATTGGTCAAAATCTAAAGCTGCAATGGCTGTAAGAGAGCTAGTTTCTAGTGATGACATGACAGCAGCAGCGGTATTTGCTGAAAACCTTGATCTTCGTAACACAGTCAAATTATTGAACGATAAAGTTAAGGTTCTTAATAAACGGGTAAAAGAATTGGAAAAATTGGTTTCGTTGCATGAAGACACCGATTAGCTTATAGTGCATTATCATTTTGAGGATTAACCAATGGCTTTAGTTCCCGGCTCATCACCTAATATTCGTCTTGGTGATCAAAACCCACAGCAACCAGAGTTGCCTGAGGCTATGGATATTGTTGTTGAGGTGGCCGGTGAAGACGGCTCCGACAAGCCAGAACTGGACATGGACGGTAATATTCTCCGTATTGAGCACCCCGATGGCACGATTAGTGTGTCGTTGAACGGTGAGCCAATCGAGAAGGCCAACAAGAAGACGCAAGAGGGTTGGTTCGCCAATCTGGCTGACGAAATTGAAGAGCAGGAACTAAGTCGCATTGTAGAAGACTTGTCACGAGGTATCGCAAATGATCTCACCAGCCGTGAAGAGTGGATACAAGAACGGGCGCAGGGAATTAAACTTCTTGGCCTCAAGATTGAACTCCCCGGACTTCAAGGAACCGCTGACGGTGCGCCGGTGGAAGGAATGTCAAAGGTTCGCCATCCCTTGTTGCTTGAAGCTGTGTTGCGCTTTCAAGCAAATGCAAGGTCAGAGCTACTTCCAACTGATGGGCCTGTAAAGATCAGAGACGATTCAACGCATGGTTCACCAGACCGCGACACCATGTCGAATGCCCTTGAGAAGGATATGAACCACTACCTGACCGCAGTAGCCAAAGAGTATTATCCAGACACGGATAAGATGCTTCTATTGCTGGGCTTTGGTGGAACGGCGTTTAAGAAGGTTTACTATTGCCCACTCCGCAATCGTCCCGTATCCGAATCAATTGACGCTGATGACTTGATCGTCAACAACTCAGCCACGGACTTGGATGGCGCTCGTCGTATCACTCACCGTATCTACATGCGCCCATCTGTTGTGAAGCGGATGCAAATCATTGGTGCGTATCGTGACGTTCAACTAAATGATGCAAAGCAGCCAACGCTTGACGCTGTTCAGATGGAGAAGAATGCACAGCAGGGTATTTCGCAAGGCACTATGAACACGGAAGATAACGACCGTGAGATTTATGAATGCTACTGCGAATTGAATATTAAGGGTTACGAACACAAGATGGATGGCGCTGAGACGGGATTAGAGGTTCCGTATCGTGTGACCATTGATGTGTCGTCAAAGCAAGTTTTGTCCGTTGTCCGTAACTATGACGAAGACACCGAAGATTTGCCTGAAGCACGTAAGAACTTCGTAAAGTACACATTTGTTCCGGGATTTGGCTTTTACGACATTGGATTGTTGCATATCCTTGGCAATACGACAAATGCGGTTACGGCTGCGTGGCGTGAGTTGCTTGATGCCGGTATGTACGCCAACTTCCCCGGCTTCCTGTATGCCAAACAGTCTGGCCGTCAGAACAGTAACATTTTCCGCGTCCCCCCCGGCGGCGGTGCTCAGATTGACACTGGTGGCATGGCAATCAATCAAGCTGTTATGCCGTTGCCATACAAAGAACCATCAGCTGCATTGGGCGCATTAGTCGAAAGTATGGCTCAGTATGGCCAGCGTTTGGGCGGAACTTCTGAGGCTGCGGTGGGCGAGGGACGCTCAGATGCTCCAGTCGGAACAACAATCGCATTGATTGAGCAGTCGGTTAAGGTTCTCAACTCTGTTCATAAGCGGATGCACGCCTCACAGGCTGATGAGTTTCAGCTTCTGGCTAACTGCTTTAAAGAAAACCCCGAATCATTCTGGCAGCGCAATCGTCGCCCTAATATTCCGTGGGATGAGCAGCAGTTCCTTCAAGCACTTGAAGACTTCGATATGGTTCCACAGGCTGATCCCAATACGTCATCAAGCAGCCAGCGAATCATGAAGGTTGCGGCACTTGTTCAAATGGCTACGCAAGACCCATCAGGCTTCAATCTCCCTGAAGTACGCAAGGAAGCATTGAGCGCAGTCGGTTGGGAAAGTCCAGACAGGTTCTTAGCCCCTCCAGTTCCGCCACAGCCAAATCCAGCGGATCAGGCTAAGCAAGTTGATTCGCAAGCTAAGATGATTACGGCTCAGGCTAAAATGGCTGAGGTGCAACATAAGGTGAGTGGCGGCGAGAACCAGCAGTCACAGGCTAATCCACAAGAGCTGCAAATCAAGATGATGTCTGAGCAAAATCAGGCTGATGAGACCAAACAGAAAGCCGCTGACAGTCAGATCGACGCCATGAACCGTATGCGTGATCGTGAGAGCCGTGAACGTCTGGCGGCGGTTAAGCTGGCTGAGGAAGTGATGAAGAACCCAATGGACGGTATGCAAGTGGTTAGCCAGATGCTTGACCCCGGCATGATCCAGCGTTTGGAAGCCAACGAACAACCTGAGGGAAAGTTACAATAAAAAGTTGATTATGACAGTTTGACTTGCGATTATGATCTCACTTGGACCGCTGCGGCGGCGAGTGGCTGCGGGATGTTCCTGTAGTTAATCATCGGGCTAATCCTTTGCGGGGTCTACCGACTTCAAGTCCTCCTAAGTTGTTTTTCCTGACTTGGCCCGTCTCTTATCTTCGTGGGAGACGGGCATTTTTAAAGGCTAAGCGATTGATTGAGTTGATAAGAAAATACGGTGCTGTGGTTGAGGTTGGTGCAGCTACTGTTTGGTTTGGGCTAATATCTTACTACGTGCATCTTGCCGCCCGCACGTTGGTTGGCAAATAAACCAATATAAAGTATGATGCTGTCGCCTTAGGAGTGATAGCAGATGCCTATGCCAGATAATTTAGAAGATGCCCAAAATATAGCATATGGCAGAGATGCTTCTGCTCGTGCAATTGATGATAAAATTAGGGCGTTAACTAGTAATGCTCAATCTGGTTTAGATATGGCGGTTCAAACGCCTTATTTTGGTACTGGATTAGATCGGCCTAGTTTAGGTGGCGCTGGTATGCCTTCTGGCATTCATGCTTATCAAGGTGGCCCTCATTCTGTTGGGCCAGAAGGCTACAGCAATGAAAAAATTGGTAGTGGCGAAGGTTCTCAAGCATTTGGACATGGGCATTATTTTGCTGAAGCAGAACCTGTCGCAACAACTTATCGTGGGGATGCAGAGGCGCGTTATCGTCGTTTTTCTGGACACATGGACCCTAAAGAAGAATTTGCTTTTGATATAGCAACGAAGCCAAATGTTAGAGATTGGGATGTTATCCAATCTATTGCTCAAAAGTATCCTAATATTGGATTTGATGAAGCACAGGCAATTGCAAATAAGGCAATGGCTCAACGTGGCCATATGCACGAAGTTAATATCAATGCACAACCAGAGCATTTTCTTGATTGGGATAGGCCTTTAAGCGAGCAAAGTAAGCACGTTCAAAATGCTTTATCTAATTTTCCATCTAATCTTACTGGCGATGAAATTCATCAAAAAATGTTTCATCAATCTAGAAAAGAACTTGTTAATCAAGGTGGTGGACAAGCATACTCTGCTTTAACAGCAAAAAAATTATTAGAATCAGGTTTAAAAGGCATTAAATACCTTGATGCTAGTTCTCGAAGTGCCGGTGAAGGTTCACGCAACTACGTCGTATTTGACCCAAAGGATATTGAAATTATGCGTCGTTACGCAAGAGGTGGTGATGTAAGAGCGCATCATGCTGGTGGCGGGCGTGCCGGGGTTAACAATGCCAATGACGATATTGATACGTCTTATTTAGGTAATTTATTGCGTGGTCTTAAATCAATTCCAGAAACAGCATACAATTACTTGGCAAACACATCTTATAATCAGATGGGTTCTGACGCATTAGATTTGGGCAAAAATGTCTATCACGACGTTACTGAGCACCCAATTGAGAATTTGCTTGGTGCATTGCCAGTTGTTGGAAGCGGCATGGCTGCATATGATGCTTATAAACTGAATGACCGTATTAAACAGGCTTACGCGTCTGGGAACCATGAAGATGCCCAAAAGCTAGAACGGGCATTAGCATTATCTTCATTAGGTGCATTACCAATCTTTGGTGAATTATCGTCAGTTGGCTCTAGCGCCGCTCGTATGGCCGAAGAGGCTGCATTGCATGGTGCTGCTGAGACTGGAAGTCGTGCGGTTGCCAATTCAGTTCCGCGTGATGCATACCAAGTGGCTGAAAACATTGCATCAAATAAAATTAATCAAGCACTTGATTCGGCTAAAAAACATATGTTTTCTGATGTTAGTGATGAGCGCATTACAAGCCCCGATATTGGTGGGGATAGGGGTAAAGACGTGAGATCAAACCATAAAAAGGGTGGTCGTACTGGATACGCAACTATAGGTGGCGTGCCATTATCTGAAGATGATCAGATTGATTATGCAAGGAATCTTGCTACGGGCAATGATCCTATGGCGGATGTCATACAAAATAAGATTAATGCTTTAAGCAGCAATCTTAATTTTGAAGATGTTACGCATAATCCCGGAATGGGCGGCAAAAGTATGTTGCCGGGTATGGCAGCAAATGCCTCTAATCAGCCAATTACTCGCAGTGGCGCTGATATGATGCGGAAAGACCCTGTTTTGGCCGCAAATCCACCTGTTTTGTCAAAGTTTGGTCGTCCATTTCATGAGTTGGAATACACTTATACGCCTAAAGATAATCTTGTTCCATATAAAGAAAAAAAACCCGAAGATTTGTACAATGAGCGGGCTTTAATTACACCATTTGTAGGTGATAAAACTGCGGGCAACTATATCGTAAATAGCGTTATGAAAGCTCAATTAAGCAATCCATCTAGCATGGAGGGTGGTGGAGATTTTCAACGTCAATTGCAAAATCAAGGGGTTAATCCAGCAGCTGGGGCTTCCCGTGCTGGAGCAGTAGATTCTATTTGGACCAAAATATTAAATAAAAACCCAGATTTAGAGCGTCCTCTTTATTTCTCTCATACAGTTATGGGGAACCCATCTGGCGATTCATCGCACATGATGGCGCAAAGTTTGTTGCGTCAAATTGATCCAAGCAAATTAGATAAATTTGGTATTGATGCTGTAAATCAATATATGGGGTCAAAAATTAAAGATTGGCCCGGAATAGAAAACCCGCAAGCAGTGGAAGCCTTACTGCAACGTAATAACATTGGTGATCAAACTTCAATTTTGGCAAAAGCAATGGACAAAGCAACGCCATATGCAGCTGGTTTCCCAGATGTGGGCGCAACTAGATTTGCTATTACCGATCCCCGCTTAATAAGCGCAGATCAAGGATCATCTGGTTATAGTTTATCAAAACTTGATTTATCAAAAACTCCATTCATGGTTGAAGATGGTCATCCAACATATCCAAAACAATTTCCAAGTGTTGCTGGATATGAAGGTGGTTTGAAATATCAGGTTCCGACCAAACTCATGTTCAGTGATTGGGCAAAGGGAATCAAAGAAGTAGACAAGAATGGAAATCCTATAACCCCAACTGGTATTCAATATACACTTGGCTCTCAAATGCCTGTTCAGCAAGCCCATCAAGAATGGTTGGATAATATCATGCGTCATCAAGAAGAACATAAAAAGGTCTGGGGCTATCGCAAGGGTGGTCGTACCTTGGGCAACAATGCCATCGACAACGCATTACGTCTTGCCACTGGTGGTGATGCTGATAGCAATAAGCCTGATGCACCGATTACATTGCAGGATTTGAAAGATTGGAAGAAAGCACACCCGTTGTCATTAAACAAAAATGCAATGGACAATGTATTTAGTAGCCGTCAATCGGGCTTTGAAGGCGCTGAACCTATTGCGATGCCAGCTAATCTTGATGAGTTAATGGCTTATTTACGCCGTAAACATCATGCCACTGGTGGTAGAGCGCATTTCGGTTATGGCGGCGATACTGATTCTGATTCGCATCCAGAATCGGGCCAAACTGGAACGGCTTCAGCTGAACGATCCGCTGAGGCTCAAGCACAAGGTGATAAACGCACCAATGAACGTGGTTTTGCTGATCGGTCACAGCCTGATGCAGTTTCGGCTGACGTTGGATCGCGTGCGTTTGGTGGTGATTTTAATGTTGGCGGCGATAATTACACCGGACATGAAATGCCAACTGGCTTGGTTAACTATTCTGAGCAGCGCATGAATACGCCTTACGAGGGTAGTTTGTTGAGCGCAACAATGGACCCAAGCACTGCATTTGGTATGGGTTATGGTTCGTTGGTTGGTCGGCAAAACACTCGCGCTGGCGCAGCTGGCTTCCTTGGTAGCGCAATGGGTGAAAGTGGCGCAGAGCTTGACCCGTCAGCTATCAATGCCGGTTCTATCGGTATGTTGCAGGAAACTGGTCCGCGTCGCATTGGCTTGGAAAATACATTAGGAATTGACACTTCGTTGAAGGGCAACGCATTGCGCGATGCTTTAGCTGGGACGCAGATGGCCCAGTTGGGCTATGGCCTAAATGAAGTTGCTACTAAACCAGAGTATGGCTTGACCAGAAACGCTATGGCGACAGGTACTAATGCGGCCAATGTAGCAGACATTGCGTTGGAGAATTTTGAGCGACCCACATTGGAAAACCAAATAAAATCAGCTCCATCCCGTGAGGCGTATGCTCAAGGTATTATGGCTGGTCGTCCATCGGGCGCTACTTTAGGCGTGGGTCAATATGATGCGGCCCCTGCCAGCTTCAGGGATGCATTGATGAGTGGCGTTAAACAAGCAGATCAACAGCGGGCAAGAATTAGTGGTTATGATGTCGGATCAATGTTGGCTAACGCATCTGTTAGTGATGCAAGTAATGATCCGGCTATTACTGCTGCTCGTAATGCAGCTATTGCTTCCGGTGAAATGCCACAAACTAATCCATACGCAGGATTTAGCAGTGAAGACCCAGCTGAAATTGCACGTTATAATGCGGCGATGAATGCCGCTGGGCCTAAAAATGCTTACGCTGACACGACTTTAGGACAACGTGTTCCTGACGTTACAAGTAGAAATCCGTTTGTAAATGTTGCTCAAGGCGCGAGCAACTTCTTAACCAATATGATTACTCCATCTTACGGTATTAACTCTCCAGAGTATAACAAGATTAGCCAAGCGATTGATATTGCTCGTGAGCCTAGAGAAGGGCGGGGCGGTGAACAACCGTACATTCCACCAACGGCTACTACACAGGCACCAGCGGCTCCAGTAGCTCCGTATACGACTGAGCTTGGAACGTACAACCAGCAACTTCCATCAGTTGGTGGCATGACGGCGGCTCAGTGGGCTGCGGCCAATACTGCGGGTGATATGTCTAAAGTTCATGGTCGCATTAAGTACGTTAATGGTGCGCCAATGCTGGAATACTACACTCAGTAAAGTATGATTGTACAAATATTAAAAACACGCTATTATTCGTCGTCCCTGTCAGGAGCTGCCCATGTCTGAACTAGCTAAATCATCACGCGAAGCAATGCGTGCAAAGGCGAAACGTCTTACCTCTGGTGAACCACACACCAAGGTTGATTCGTCCACATGGTCTCCTCCTGAGATGGAAAACGCTGGTATCAAGACCGGTGCTCGCCCACTTAGCAAGCGTCAGTACAAGTCTGGCGGTAAAGTTCATGGAGCAGATGCTAAGAAGCGTGCTGACCGTGCCAAGCGCAAGTCGGGTGGCCGCACTGAGAGTGCTGATCGTTCGAAGCGTTTTCTGACGCCAGATAATTTGATTAACCGCGACGTTCGCATGGCTAACGATGACCGTGAAGGCATTAAGCATGTAGGCGCATTCAAAAAGGGCGGTCGCATCCATAAGGATGATGGCGGTCAGGTTGATCCTATTGCACAGGCAATTCGTCAGGCAGAAATTGAAGACAACATGAAGAACCGTGGCATTCCAGCCCGCGTTCCAATGCCTCCTCGTCGCCCAGTCCCAGTTCCAGTTATGCCTAGGGAACGTATCCCAGTCGGTTCAAGCCCAACTATGAAGCGTGGCGGCAAAGCTGCGAAGCATGAGGATGTTGCTGAGGACAAGAAGCTCATCAAGAAGATGATTAAGTCATCGGCCATGAAGCGTGATGAGCATTGCTGGGGTGGTGAAACCAAGCAGAAGAAGGCTGACGGCGGCAAGATTGATTGGCTCCGCAAGAAGCACGCTAAGGGCGGCGAAGTATTTTCTGGCAATTCGGTTACAAAGATTCCGGGTGAAGTACCGGGTGGTCGCAAGGCTCATAAGCATGGTGGCAAGGCCAAGGGTAAGACACACATTAATATCAATGTGAATGCTCATCCGGCTGGCGGTATGCCAATGGCTGGTGGTCCAATGGGCGGTCCTCCAATGATGCCTCCTCGTCCTCCAATGGCTCCCCCAATGGCTCCTCCTGCTGGTGGTACTCCAATGGGTGGTGGTCAGCAGATTGATCCAGCTATGCTCGCGATGTTGGCCAAGGGCGGCGCTGGCGGCCCCCCTCCAATGCCTCCTCAGGGTGGTATGCCAATGGCTCGTAAGTCAGGCGGTCGCACGATGGGCAAGCCTGAACATGTTATTGACCACGCCGCTGGTGGTGGTCTTGGCCGTCTTGAGAAGATCAAGGCATACGGTCACAAAGCATAATCTTTGGTTTTTCCCCCAAAGACAAACTAAGCCGTGGCTTAATTGCTGCGGCTTTTTTTTGTTTAAATTCATTGGGACATTACGATCATCGCAAACAAATGACCTAAGAGCGGTATTATAGTACCTCTCATGGCACAAACATATTCAGACAGGTTCGCCCGAATACTTGCTCAATTGATTGATGAGACAATCATTGAAGAGATGGATCATTTGGGCAAGGGAATGATCGATAACATAGCGGACTATAAGTACCGCTCTGGGATCATCTATGGTTTGCGAAAGGTTATCGACCTCATGGAAGAGGCCGAAGCCATTAATAACGGCAAAGAAAGGGATATCTAATGCCATATATGCGTATGGAGCACGCTAATGACCCCCAAAAAGCAATTTTAGAGGAAATTGGCAGCATTGACGACATCAATGTCTTCAATAATCAAATTTTGGTTGCAATCTACATGCGCCCAGAAAAAACCAAGAGCGGCATTATCCTAACAGACGATACCCGCAGCGAAGATCGGTATCAGGGCAAGGTTGGCTTGGTCCTCAAGAAGGGCGCAACGGCTTTTGTCGATCCAGACAACAAGTGGTTCGTTGATACCAATGTTGAAATTGGCGATTGGGTTTATTTCCGCGTCACGGATGGCTGGTCGGTCAATGTTCATGGCGTCTCATGCCGTATCCTTGAAGACACGGACATTCGTGGCAGCATTAAATATCCAGACACGGTTTGGTAAGAGGTTAGTATGACTGAAGAGAAAGAAATTCAGCCGGAAGTCGAAGACAAGATTGAAGTTGTTAACGATGATGCTCCGGTAAATGTGGAAAAAGCTGCGGTTGTTGATGAAATTACGCCTGAAGAGGGCATTAATCATCTTAAAAAGCAGTTGGAAGATGAGCGTAAGGCTCGTGCTGATGCAGATCGACGTGCAAACGAAGCTCAACATCTGGCTAACAGGGCGCAACGCGACGTTCAGGACGGTGATTATCAGCTAATCGTGAGTGCTATTGATAAAGCAAAGAGCAATTCAGAGCTTTTAAAGAATGCTTATGCCGAATCAATGGCGGCTGGTGACTACCGTAGGGTTGCTGACATCCAAGAAGCTCTCGCACTTAACGCCAACAAGCTATCAACGCTTGAAAATGGCAAATCTGCGCTTGAAAATAAGTTGAGGCAGCCCGTTCAACAGGTAAATAATGATCCCGTTGAAGAATTTGCGTCACGTCTTACGCCCCGTTCGGCCAATTGGATCAGAAATAATCCAGATTACGCTCGTGACCCTAAGAAGTACGAGAGTATGGTTCGCGCACACAACCACGCAATGGGTGAAGGCTACGTTCCCGATACCGATGCGTATTTCCAGCATGTTGAAAGCCGTCTTGGTCTGCGTAATGCGCCAGAACCAGAGGTGGATGATGATGTTGTGTCAGTGGCAGCCGCTCCAGTTCAGAAAAGAACAGCGGCACCGGCAGCCCCAACTACCCGCATGGCATCAAACACATCTGGTAAACCGACAACTGTTCGGTTGACGCCAGAGCAGCGTGAAATGGCATCCATGATGGGCCAAACACCTGAAGAGTATGCAAGAAACATGGTCGCGCTAAAGCGTGAAGGCCGTTTAAACTAAGGATATGATTATGACTGAAGCAGAAAAGTATAAAGTTGAAAAGGTTCCAGCACGTCAGCCAGTTCGTGAGGCTCTGCGTGAGGAAGACCCCCGTGAACGTGCAGCCCGTCGTGCGGAACAAATCCGTAATCAGCGTGGCGGTCTTGATAGTGATGGTATTGATGAGTTCTTTGTTGATCCATCCATTGTTCCAGATGGTTGGTCCTATGAGTGGAAGCGTCATACCTTTCTAGGCAAAGAAGACCCATCGTATCAAGTTCAGATCGCTCGTGGCGGTTGGGAAGCAGTTCCAGCAAGCCGTCATCCTGAGATGATGCCGTCGGGAAACTACACAACTATTGAGCGTAAAGGCCAGATTTTGATGGAACGTCCTTTGACGTTGACAAATGAAGCGCGTGATATAGAATTGCGCCGTGCTAGAACACAAGTACGTGCTAAAGAAGCTCAACTTAGTACAGCACCCGACGGAACTATGACGCGTGAACATGACCGTGTTCGTCCTTCGGTAAAGAAGTCGTTTAGCCCTATCCCTGTTCCAGAGGATAAGTAAACGACAACCACTCGCCCTTGGGGAGGCGGGTCACAATTATTCTAGGTTGGCAGTGCCGGGCGCATAGCAACCTTCATCATTCAGGATTATCTGCTATGGCGAATACGCAAGCGTATTACGGCTTCTTGCAGTTTCAGGGTGGTGCTGGCGGCGCTCCTACGTTCGCCCAGTCTCCACGTCGAATCGCAAGCACCAACTCCACGGCCATTTACACTGGCGATCCGGTAATGCCGGTCGTTAGTACGGCCAATGGTTACATCACTCAGGCTGCCGCTGGCACGACTGCTCTCGCGGGCATTTTTGTTGGCTGCAAGTATCTTTCCACTTCGCAGAAGCGCGTCGTCTGGTCTTCTTATTGGCCGGGTTCTGATGCAACGGGCGACGTCGAGGCTTATGTTATCGATGATCCAGCAGCTCGTTTCATTGTTCAGACCAGCACCTCGTCATTCCCAATGACTGGCTCTGTTACGACCATGACTTCTGGTGTGATTGGTCAAAATGCTCAGTTCACGATTGGTACGGGTTCGACGGCGACTGGCCGTTCGGGTGCTTATCTTTCGGCTGTTGGCACGACGGCTACCTATCCATTCACTATCGTCGATTACGCTGTTTCATTCGGTAACGGTGGCGATCCTACAACGCAGTATTGCAACGTAGTCGTCCAGTTCAACAATGAAGCATGGCGTTCTAACGGCGCAGTGACCGGCATCTCGTAAGGAGTAAATAATTATGGCTGTTAATCTCTCACAGATTAAAGACCTTTTGCTCCCCGGTCTCCGTGGCGTTGAAGGCAAGTATGAGATGATCCCATCTCAGTACGACAAGATTTTCACTAAGCATGAATCGAAGATGGCCCTCGAACGTACCGCTGAAATGCGTTACCTTGGTTTGGCTCAGTTGAAGACCGAAGGTGGTCAAACTTCGTTTGATTCGGGCGCTGGTGAGCGTTTTGTGTACAATCAGGAGCACACGGAAATCGCACTTGGTTACGCGATCACCCGTAAGGCAATTGATGACAACCTCTACAAGACCCAGTTCATGCCTTCGAACCTTGGTCTCATTGAGTCTTTCCAACAGACCAAAGAGATTTATGGCGCGAACATTCTGAACACGGCCACTACCTATAATGCGGCGGTTGGCGCTGACGGTGTTGCACTTTGCTCCACTGCTCATCCTATCGACGGTTCTACGGTGGCTAACACCTTCACCGTCCAGCAGGACTTGAATGAGTCTTCGCTCCTTAACGGTATGATCAACATTCGTACCAACTTTAAGGATCAGGCTGGCCTGAAGGTATTCGCTCGTGGTCGCAAGCTCATCGTTCCACCACAGCTCGAACCAGTTGCAATTCGTCTCACGAAGACTGAACTGCGTCCGGGTACTGCGGATAATGATGTCAACGCGATTCTTAGCACTGCCGGTGGTTTGCCAGAAGGTTACATTGTCAACGACTTCTTGACGTCTGCTTACTCGTGGTTCCTTTTGACCAACATTGATGGTCTTGCCTACATGGAACGAATCAAGTTCGAATCAGACATGCAGGTCGATTTTGTCACTGATAACTTGCTCGTAAAGGGCTATGAGCGTTACTCGTTCGGTTACTACAACTGGCGTGCGATCTTCGGTTCGTTCCCAACCTCGTAACCTGAAGGAGAAGGCATCATGTCTATTACTGCATTCTCTGGTCCAGTAGTTTCCTACGGACAGTCGGGCTTTGCCGATTACAATCCTGAATTAGGCCCGTCCCTGTTTTATGCAGGGACGGCACTTGCTGACCCTCGTTTAGCCTTCTCGTACCAGCCCGGCCAGAACTTCGGCGCTGTTACTGCTGGCTTCCTTGGTTCGAGCGATATCCTGACGTTGACCTATGCCCCCTTCACGCTCAGCACGTCTGCTATTGCAGCCGCTGCGAACGTTGTTAGTGGCACGGCTATGACGTTGGTATCAACCAACTCTACCTCAACCGGCGTTGCGGTTAGCCAATCATGCACGAACCAGAATACTGGTGCGAATGTGACGGGCCTTCTCCTCATCGACGGCCTCGCTTCTTTCACAGGCGTTGTCGCAAGCAACATTCTAACTGTTTCGTCCCTCACGGGTACTGTTAC